TGGGTCAATATCTCTTCTAAAGATCACTATCATTTATTAAAATTATATCTCCATTTTTGATAGCTTGTTTAAAAGCTCTAGTAGATAAATACTTCCACATATATCCACCGGATTCTGAAGATAATCGAATATCACTATCTGCATCAATGCTTACCATATAGAAGCTGTCACTATCAATAATTCTATTTCTATCACTAGAAAAAAACTTATCTGAATTAAGAGATTCATGTAGTTGATTTTTAACAAATATCTTCATTTAAAAAACCTGAATTATATTATTTTTAACAAGCAAACAGAGAGTTCCATATCTCCATTGAGTTCTGACATAATGATATTTATACTTCTTATTATAATAGATATGTTGATTATCTAGATAACTATTAAAAGTATACACTTCACCTCTTCTACAATCATTAAAAGATTGTGTAAAAATAAATCGTTTTGGAATCTTATATGTTGTAGGCATTGATTTTTAATTATTTAAAAAGGAAGTATAATTTTCATTTTTACTAGATTTCTTAAAAAAGATTTAGGCCAATAACTTTTATATTGGCCAGATCTAGTTTTATACGTATACACCAATTGTTGTTTAGTTGTATCAAATAAATCAAAAATATGTACTTCACCCCTTTTACAATCTTTATAATCAGAAATAAATATAAATCTCTTCGGTATCATATTATTTAATTTCTGTTTCAACTTCAATTGTTTTTAATATTTTAATGTATTCCCACTTTTCTAATACTGCTAATGTTATTGGATTATAGTATAAGTCTGTATTCCAACCTTGATCCTTATTTCTAGAATGAACTATGCATGAGTATCTAAATGCTCCTGGAACATGCCCTGCTTGTTGTAATTTCCAAATCTCACCTCTTTTTACGTCTAAAAGTTTATCTGCCACAACAATAAATTCGGTAACATAAGTGACTTTCATATCAAAACCCTAATATTTTTATTTTTCAGATTTTCTCTAAAACTACTAGTACTTAAATAACATCTAATATTATGACGGTCAGAAAGACGTATATCTTTATCATGATCTATATCTAACTCATACTCACCGGGTTCAATCCATTCTTTAACTAATATAGAATCGGAATTTGCACTTTGATGCAATATTTTATAAACATAAATTTTCATATTTTTAACATCTCTTTTACCTCTGATAAAACTTGTCTAGCTCTATCCATACTCTGATCGATATGAATACCGCCTACGCCTTCATGACCCCCGCCGCCATATTTTTCACAAATCTCTTTTATGTTATGTCTACGTTTCTCTTGATTCCAAGGATTTTGAGAAATCGCAACGTGCCATCCTTTGCCGAAGTAACTCATATCTCTTATATAAGCAGTATAGATAGATTCTGGTTTCCATCTGAATGGAAAGTATCTATCAAATTTATGATATTTAGGAATCTCAAAAGTAACTATATCATCTTCTAATTTAGCGACTTTAACAAATTCTCTATATCCTTCTTCAAGTTTATTTTGAATTTTTGAGTATCTCCACTCCACAGACCAAGGTAGGTATCCATCCAATAATCTATACAAAAGAGTTCTATCATTAGAAAACATCTTAATAATTTCTTGCCGATAGTTTTCATCTGCATCTTCCATCTCTGCTAATCTAAATTTAGGTCCAAATGTTTTTGGATTATAAACATCATCTATACTTGGATATAGAGCGGAATCTACCATATTTACTTCTTTTACAATTTCAAAAATTAATTGTTCATCTAAGAATTTATTTCTGTTTTTCATAAGAAAGATAGCTTCCGCACAACTTCTTGCAGAAGGATCAAAATTCCCTACAAATTCAGTTGGAACGATTTTTCCCCACCCAGACGCATGATGATCTACCCAAAAGTCTATCGAGGGATTATATAGAAAATCTAGTACTATTAAAAACTCTGATGAATATTTCTTTTCTAAATCTAATTCTTGCCAGTTGGTAAGATTATAATTAACTGACTCCATCAAGAACTTTGATTTAGTATCACCAGAATCTTTTAATAATTTAATATACAAAATACTAGACATAATTCCATCTAGGTCTTGATGATAAAAGATTCTATGATTCATTTTTTTGATCTCCTCGAAGGAATTATAGACCATCCATCTTGTAAAAATTTTTCTAATTCTTCTGGAAAAATTCTTTTCTTTTTTGAATCCTTTTTCATATAAATTCTTCCTTTTAACTTCAAGCTCATTTTTTCTTTTATTTCAAGTGTTCGTTCTACACCAAAATGGTCTTCAAAGGAAAGACCCTTATACCAAGGAACTTTTCCTTTATGAGAGGAACTCATTTTTTGTTTTAGTTCATCAGATCTACTCCAGGATCTTAATTTTTCTCGAGTTTCTGTAGAAACTTCATGACCTTGTAAGGAATTACTTATCTTTCTTTTAGTTTCTTCTGAGTGAATAAATCCTAATCTCCCATTAGATTTACCTATTTTAGCTTCTGAAATTTTCTTACTAATTTCATCCGCCTTTTCTTTTCCTACTCTCTCCTCTAATGTTTTTCCTTTTCTATTATCAGTAATCCCACCATCACCACCTAGAGCTATATTATAGCCATATTTATCTTCTCTACTGTGAAAAAATAGTATACATTCCTTTTCTGATTCGTTTAATTCTTCTTTTGAAGAACAGTATCCAAGTATTTCCCATTTGAATTTAAATGGTGAATATTTTCTAATACTATTATATAAATATTTTGTTCCTTTATCTACATTGTTTTTAGCGTCTTGAAGATGCCATCTAATATAATCTTTAAAATTTTTAGTAGTTTTTCCTATATAAACTTTTTTAGTTTCAATATTAGTAACTTTATAAATCAATCCATATTTCATAATTATATCTTTGATCTTAAATTTCTTTTTTATATTCTTTATAAATATAAATCTTCATGATAATAGATTTTAATTTTTTGCAATTATTTGCCCTCAAATTTCTTTTTTAATCTTTCATATGTAGCACGATCTTTCTCTTCTTGAGTTTTATGTCTATCTTTTTCTTTTTGAAATCTAGATTCTTCTGCTTTAATTCTTTTTTCATATTCTTTATCTGTTTCTAATCTGGAGCCTCTAATAACTATTTGTCCAAAGTCATAATCTTGATCTATATCTAAATAAAGGTTAACATGTGTTTCTTTGTACTTATCTCTATATCCATTTAAGATATTTATTGTTTTATCTAAATTATTAGTACTTAATTCATAAGTTAAATCTTCAGTTAATCTTTCTGGTATAAGTTCTCTTTTATAATTAACTTTCTTCATAACTTTTCGGCCTCTAATATCTTACATAATTGTTCAAACAGTTCGTGCCTTTCTTCTGATGATTTCAAAGTAATATCGAAATATTTATTACCAGTAGCTGAAGTAAATCTAATACATAATTCACCATATTTTTCAATATGAATTACTTTAGATAAATCTAATAATTGATTGTTAATTATTTTCCACATATTATTCTTCCTCCTCATCTACGCTGGGAACTCTTCTGATTAGATCTACATATTCACCAAAATATTTATCAAATACATTAATAAGGTTTTCATAGTCACCAACCTGCATCTCTGATTGTATTTGCTTATAATCTACCCCTAACTGTTTACCATAATTTCTAGCGTAAGCAAGAAGCACGAAAGCATTTCCTTCCGGACCATTTAAATCTATTTCTGGTTTATGATCAGATTTGGTTTTAATCATATAATCTACTCCTTAAAAAAGTATAGGTGTATCTTTGTATAGATACTGTATTATTAATTTTTCATGAATCCAATACTTTAAGTTTTCTATATTATTAGATGGACCTGCAGATAGCGTGTGATTCCTTTCAATATAACCTTCTCTTCTAAGACAAGTTCTAGTTAAAGAACAAATAACTGTATTCAGTACTAATATGTCACCCTTCTCTGCATAAAGCAGATGTTCATCTATATAATCTCTACAATCTCCTGTAGCTATATAAGCAATATACATTCTATTGCTCCCTAAATATAAGTCTGCTTTCTCTAGAACCTATGTATTCTAGAAGACCTTTTTTAAACCATTTCCTGCATTGCAAAGCAAAATTATCGCCTATGTATAGTGGAAATCTTACTTCTATCTCCGGATCTGAACCTGGATCAAATCTATAAACACTTGTTCTAAACATTTTCATTCTTTCTGTATCTATTTCTAATATATCTCCCCTTTCAAAAACCATATCAGTTTTAGATTTAGAGGTAGAACAAATACCAGTTGCAATAAAGTATACAAACATTCTAACCAACCTTTAACATTTCTTTTCCAGATTCTGTTATACCTTCTTTAATGCTATTAATAGCC